CTATCTGCAATCTTCCAAGCATCGTTAAAAGCTTGTGATTGGTTTGTGTTTTTGATAATGATTTGAACCATGAACGGAATTTGCCTGTTTCTAGCCAAGTCCTGCTGTCCTTGTCCGGATGCAATCCCTTGTATAGATAAATCTCGTTCATTGTCCTGAGGAGGTTTGTCTTCTTGAATGACTTGCTTCCCAGTACTTGTTACTCTTGGTGTTTCAAGTCCTAATAAGCGTAAGTGATCAGCAACTCGTGCAAATAAATCCATCACAGAGCCTCCTTAATCGCTTTTTCTGCCACATCCAGTACTTCATCCATATCTTGAGCTTTCGCAACCTCAGCCCACCGTATAGATGCTTGAGGATTGTGGTTTTTAGATGGAGTTCCCCTATAATATGCGTACCCAGCATACTCTGTACCCCATACCAGCTTTCCTTTTGGGAAATCACTATCAACCCAAACACTAGCTTCGGTTGCCCCAGTGTCTTTCTTAACATACTGATTAGCCGCTTTAGCAAATGCGATTGATGTCGGATTCAGAGCGGATTCGATAGCTCTCTCAATACGATCGAAATTACCTTCAAATCTCCCGCTCATTGCAACATCACCTCAATATGATGTGGATTTAACTGGTCAGTGAACACCTCATAGCATTCAACGATTTTTAGTTTGCGGTTTTGAAATGTAATTGTTCCGTCCTCGCTAGGATTTACAAAAGGTTTTGAATTAACAGCATCGACGTACAAAATGCCGTTAGTCAAAACCTCTGTATTATCCGTTTTTATAATTCTTTTTCGCTTAGGAGTAAACCTTACATGTTCAATCTTCTGTGGGTTAGGTAGTTCACCACTTCCCATTGAGCCATCATCATCAGGCTTTGGGGCCTGATAGATAACCTCATGGATTAACAGGTGTTTAGGTATTGGTTTAAATGACACCGATCCTCACACTCCTTTTTCTCAAAAGACCGGTTCCTTCTAAATATGAAAGACAACTCGGAGCGACCCGATTGGCTTGCTTGCTAGTTGACGTTGTTGCGCCAGAATAGCTAAACCCACCAATAGAAGCGCTTTGACCGCTCGAAGTATTACCTGTAACATCAAGATCTATACCTTCGACTTGATAGTATTCTATTTGAGCACAACATGCTTTTTTAATCAGTAGCTGTACATGTTCAGAAAACTTATCCAAACCAATTTTAGGTACATGATAATCTGTCAAAGAGTCAATAATGTCCGAAGCCCTTTTGGATAGACGAGAAAAGTCCTTATCATCAACAGGAGTTCCCTCGTAATCATTCTTGTAAAAGGCTTCATCAACATAAGGTTCAGACATGATCTTCACCTACTTTTCTTTTTTGTCTTCCTTCTGATCGTCTTTGCCGGCTTTCTTGTCATCTTTCTTTTCTTCAACACGTTCTAAGAAAGAATCATCTAGATTTACAGCAACTTCTTCAGCACGTTTAACGGTCATATCAATGACCGTCCCTGCTTCATAAACTTCTTTAGTTTCTTTATCACGGAATTTTTTTAAAACGTTGTATTTTGCCATGTTTTTCACCGTTCCCTTTCTTATCCTTCTGGAGTAGCATCAATACCGAAGTAAGCTAGTGCTTTAGGTTCACGAATGATGAAGTCAATATCATCAAGCATGAAATGATATGTTGCCTGTTTGGCAACGGCACGGCTGTCTTGAGCAGCAGTTGTCAATGTAACAGTCAAACCAGAAACAACAGCGAGGTTTTCATAAGGAGTGAACAGAATTACATTGTTTTCCATAGACTCAACAACTTCGACGCCGAATCCACCGATATTGCGCAGGGCACCGTCCACTAATACTGCATCTCCCAAAGCAGTATTTCGATTTTGTAATTCAACAACATAGTTTGTTGCTGTGGCTTGAGACATAAAGAACTTAAATGTTCCTTGACGCAAATATTTCGGTTCAATTCTAGCAGTTGCAGCAGTTAGTTCTTGAATAGTCGGCAATTTTGCACCTACTACTTTTACTTCAGCAGATGCTTTAGCCATTTTGATGTAACCATCATTTAACTTCACGAATGCATCAGATGAAGATTCATCCCCATTAAATGCTAGATCTTGCAAATCCGCTGCATACTGAGCTTGCATTAGTGAAAGTAACGCTTGACGGACATCTTGCCCACGAGTACGAGCGGTATAAAATGTATTGCTGTTCTCGATCCATGTATCCAAGTAAACCGGGACAAGAGAGAAAGGTACTGTGTCTTCTTCTTTGATATCCGTGCCTGTATCTTCAGTGTTAATACCTAGATGTTTTTTCAATGTACGCTTTTTAACACCTAATTTATCCAAAGATCCTGTCCCTGATTTGGCAAAATGGACAAATATTTTCCCGATAGTTCCTGCAGTTGCAACTGCATCTAAGAAGAATGCTCGAGCATTGTCTTCACGTAAGGTAACATTGTTACCAGCTTTCAAGATTGCGTTCATTTGTTTGATCAATGTTTCATTCGATAAAACGTTTGTCATTTGTGTTTCCCCCTTTATTCAGAAATTGGGAAAGCAGCGTCCACATAAGATGGTACAACCGATTTCTCAACTTTTTCTGTGTAATTTTGTTCAGCATTGTTGCTGATTCGAGATTTTTCGAGATTCTCGATCTTCTCATTCAAAGGTGCTACGGCTTCTGATACAGCCTTAGCAATAGCATCAGCATCTAACTCAACACTAGCTTCCGAATTAACTGTTTCTGGTTTTTCATCTGATTTATCGCCTTTTTCCAAAGCTGATAAACGATCGTTTACTGGTTTGAGCGCTTCGCCGAGCGCTTTTTTTAACTGTTCTTCCGTCATTTCCTCATCCTCCTCGGATTTATTTGTACTAAAAAAGGACTTAACCGATTCGATTAGTCCTTGTTTGGTAACTGATTTAGTTGTATTTATTGTGCCGATCAGCGTTGATAACTCGTTAATTTCAGATTGAATACTAGCTATCTTGTCAGCATCGTTTGCTGTGTAATTATCTAAAATAGACCATGAAGCAGATCGAAAAGCATCTAAAGCTGCATTAATATCCCGATAAGTCTTGCTGTTGTTAAAATTATCAGCTGTTTGCTTTTTGACATCCTCCACTTGAGCGGTTCCTGCTAAAGAGTAGCCTGTGAAATCCCCTTTCTGGATTGACTCCCACATTTCGTCAGTAGCTTTAGTGACAAGCACCCAAGTTCCTTTGGTGATTGTGGTTTCGCCGATAGTCATATCAACAGGGGCAACATAACTCTCTACTACTTTTCCAGCATTTGTGGTGAAATCGTGCTGTTTGTCAATTTGTTGATAATCCGCCATGAATCCATGTGCAGCCTTCTCGATTGTTTCAGCATCCATGAAATCCCCATGAACGTCTTCAACATCAGGCTCATAAACAACACCATATACAAGCTTCTGTGGATCATTCGATTTAGTAACCAACTTAACTTCGGTTTCAAAATTAGGTTTGAGATCTTCAGCAGATTTAGTAAGAAAGAATGATTTCTTATTGGCTGCCTTATCTACATATGAAACATGTGTTACAAGAACGTTTTCTAGTTTTCGCATTTTCTCACCACCTTTCTAATTATTTTTTTATTTCTGGCACCACAAAACAGTGACAATGAATCGACTCTTTAGCAGATAACATAGGGTCACGAGGATAACGGCAGCTTTCGCCATTGACGATGAAATACTCGCCTTTAGCGATTGTTTGACCGTCCATCGCTTCGTGTCCCTTTCTCGGTTCTTTGATGCCATGAGTATGGCGCCAGGTCATGCCAATAACAGCATCGTTTTGCATTAATGCTTCATACTGGCTGCCAGAGTACATCCTTAATCCCTCAGTGATCGCAGTTGTTCTGGCACGATTGCGAGAGAATTCAGGGAGTGAAGACAGCTTACTTTCTAACCATCGGATGCCTTTACCTTCATCAAAAGATTCTTGAATCACTCCTACAAGAGCGTTCTCTGTAGAAACGTTCATTAGTTTTGGCAGCTTCCTAAGCCATTTTTCGATGTCTCGGTAGTGTTTAGTCTGATAATCAAAATCCTCAGATCCGTCATACTTGGCATTAAATTCATCAAACAACCCAAAGAAAGCTTTTCTCAGTTCTGGGATAACACTTTCTTCCATGTTTGATTTGAATGATCGTCCACGGAGCATAACTTTTATAGATAACTTGGTAGGTTTCTTTTTCCGATTCTCTACGAATTTTTTAACCTTTTCCCATACTTCCTCGTAATCAATTTGCAAGGTCTCATCCATCTTATCCTCTGAATTTAAGATGAACGTAAGCAATATTGGGACAAATAAAAAGCCTGCTTTTTCTAGAAGCTTAGCCAGTTCATCATCCTCTTCTTTTTTTAACTGTAAAGCGGCTTTAATTAACTCTTCATCATTCATCAGACTTCACACTCCGGATCATACGCCGAATACTTGCTGCAACTTCACTTACTTCTCCTTCACCATATGCCTTAGCTACGTCCAAATCACCAAGATTAAACGCTGATGACGATGATTGTCTGTTAAGTGGATAATTGTACTCTTCTCCATCAAAAGCTTCTAGCGGCTTATTGAGGGCTTTTGAAAGAATATCCCTCAAATCATTTGGAGCGACTGCATTTGCTTGGATAGCTGGTGTGAGAATCGCTTTAACATCCTCCATATTTACAAGATTGGATGATTTCAGAAATACTTCTACATACTTGAATTCATATTCCCTAAAAAGCGAATTAATACGCCAATCGTAAGATTCTCGCATGGGCTGGAACACTTGCTCTTCCGTCAGTTCTTTAGCAGTCTCAGCAGTAGCTCTTGTATAGTCGCTTGATCTTGCTACATAAATTGGGGGCAAACGGAATGCTCCAAGGACTGATTCAATGACGTTCTCATCATACTCAAGAAATAGAGCATCTTTTTGTAAGATGTCAGCTAGTTTCTCAATGTTAATGGCTGGCTTGAATTTATCTTCCCC